AGAGAGCATTTCTTCTACTCTATTTTTATATGTATGATATTTGAGAACATGTTTTCTGGCATCTATAGCCATTTTCTCTCTCACATCATCGTTTTTTAATAAATAATTAATCTTATATATAGCTTCGTCAATACTCCTAAATGAAAGATAGTGTTTACCTTCTTGAGCTAGATAATGTAATGCTGGTGTATGGCTACACACCATAATTCCATCTCTTCATGTGGGTAGTATTTATTAAAAGCTCTCTCTAATAATTCTGCCGGATATAAGATGTGAGACTTGCTTCTATGTATCTTTATCATCTATTTATTTCTTTTTTAACTGTTATTACTGGAGGTAATTCTTTTTTTTTAACCCATTCCCAGGTCTCTTCAAGACCTTTTCTCAATGGAGTTTCTTTATAATTAACTAATTGATTTTGTACCCCATGATCGGCTAAGAACATTGAAATCTCTTGTGGTCTAGCTGGTTTTAGCTCTATCTTCCCATTTATTCCAGAGATATCTTGTAACATATCTGATAATTCTTTAATAGAAATGGCTTTATCTGAACCTATATTCATAGTTACGTTTGATAGATTAAGGGCTTTCTCCATAACATCCACAACATCTCCGACATAAGAGAATGCTCTCTTCATTTTCCCATCTCCGAATAAAAAATAAGGCTGATTCTCAATTAGTTTCCTCATAAATAAAGCGACTACATTTTTGTATGGATCTTCCATCCTTTGTCCTGGACCATAAATATTATGTGGTCTAAAAATTACATATTCAAATCCATAGACCTTAGCCATTATCTTTAATATCTGTTCACTAGCAAGTTTATTAACTCCATAAACATCTTCTGGGATTGTCTCTCCATCTTCTTTATATGGAACAGTTGCCTCTCCATAAACCGCTACACTAGATGTATATATGAACTTTTTAACATTAGAATTAACAGCAGCTTTTAATACATTAACAAAGATACCGATATTTCTTTGAGTCATGTCTACTGGTGAAACTTGACCTCTAGCTTCTGCCGCAAATGCAGCTAGGTGATAAACAACATCTGGTTTAATTTCTTCTATTCTTTTATCTACTAATTTCTCGTCTCTCAGATCATATCCATTATCAAGCGACATGCCATAAACAGTATGGTTTTTTTTAAGCAAATTAACTAAATTACTTCCGACTAGACCAGTATGTCCAGTAATCAATATTTTCATAGTTTTTTCCATTTGTTTACAATGTTTTTGGTATTGTTCTTTATCCAAGTAACACATTGTTCATCTGGTATTCCTTTTGGTATTGTATATTGTAAGTCTATATTGTCATCTATTTCCTGAGTTCTATAACTAGGTAATCTTCCTGCTTCTATTTGCTGTGTCATCCAAACATATCTTGGATCATTCAATCTTCTCGTTCTATTTACACTCTTTCCACCCTCATCTTTTCCAAGTGATTCCCAATGGTCTATGCAAGTAGCTACAACAGTATCGTCTATGTAAAGCTTATGTCCATACGCTGACCCTCTATATACTATTTCTGTGTCATCAAAACCTAGTGCCTCATCAAAAAACTCATAATATCCTCCTAGTTTTTTAAGAAGATTAATGTCTACTGCTCCAAAGTTCTGTTCAAAGTCTGTTACTTTCTTTCCTTCTCTAAGCCCAATATGTTTTTGTCTAATATTCTCTCTCATAAATTCCCCAACTATATTTGTCTCTCCATCAAACCAATCCTCTTTATTTTTTAGGTTCGGTTTTATTTTAGGAGAAACATACTGATCTACTGGAGATATAAACGACATTTTATTATGTCTATAAATATCTACCAATCTTTGTATTGCATTCTCATCTATCAATATAAAGTCTTGAAGGAACACAAATAGTTCTCCTTTGGCTGCTTCTATTGCAGTATTGTTCGCATTACACAAAGAATAAGTCCTTTTTGTCTTTCTTTTCTTCCCTTTCATATAACTCATTCTAAGTCCATACTTCTCCGCATATTTTCCGCAGATATTACTCCTGTCCTCTTTCTTATCATCCACAATAATCCATTCAAAGTTCTTATATGTTTGTTTTGATAGGTTATCTGCCATTAAATTCCACCATCCATCTCTAACTGTTGGAGTATAAATTGTTACCAAAGGACTCTTTACTGGTTCTTCAAAAACCTTACTCCAACCAGAAGCAATATCTTTCCACTGATAACCTTTTTTGACGAAGGCTTTAGCCTTCTTAGATACTATTTCCCATCTTTTTTGGTCACCAATTAAATCAGCAAGTTCTTTTCTATATTCTTCTACTACTTTTACTTCTCTAATATCTCCATCGACCTTAACTCCACTACCAACTGTTTCTTTTAAGGCAGCTAAGTTCATGACTACTGGTACTAATCCGTCCTTTTGTGCTTGTAAAGCAGTAATACAATTTATCTCTGTAAAATAAGTAGGATACGCCCAAATACCACACTTTTTTCTAACTTCTGCTAGTTGTTTTTTACCTACTCTTCCATAATGAAATATTCCGTCTTGTTGCATTAAGGTTTCTATCCTTCCCTTCCACGCCTGTCTCTCTGGATTATTGCCTGTTATATTATCAAACATTTCCCATCCATAACAGATGTGTAGTTCTATATTAGGAAACTCCTTATTAAGATCTGGCCATAGATATAATAATACATCTAGTCCTCTATCATAAGAACTTCCCCAAAATAATTTCATTCTTCTTGGTGTTTTATATTCCATTGCTTATAATCACAAACTTGTCATCAGATATCTCTGGTGCAAGATTGCGATGGTATTTACTTTTAACAAATATCTTATCTATTTTATCTATGTATCTTAAGTAATCTCCTCCAAAGAATACATCATGTAGGTCTACATAGAACTTCTTAGAAACTACTTTCTCAGATAGGTTTCCACCTCTCCATTGAATAAAGATATTAAAACTATCCTTTGAATTAAAATCTAAACCACTTTAAATAAGTAACTCCATTATAGTCTCCTTCTTTCTTTGGATCTCCGTATACTGTTACTTTATATCCTAATTTATTCCATTGTTCTGCTAATTTAATTACTGCGGTTTCACTTCCACCCCATCCTTTTTCTAAACTCTTAGGACTCCAGTTTTCAAAGTGTTTTCCTCCAAAGTTGGCGTGTATACAGACTTCTTTTTTACCCCATATCTTTTGTTTACCATATTTATGGTTTATCTTTTCATAGAATATTCCACCCTTAAATACTGGTTCTGAAGTTTCTATCACTCCCTCTAGTTCTTTATACTTATGTGCCTTAGCCAGGTAATTTGTATATTCATGAAAGTTTTTAGCTCCATCTCTAAACATCTTTACATCTTCAAGATAACTAAGCTGTTCTTCGTTCTCTTTATTTGGTTCTATTTCATAAATATTATTAGCTGCCTTTAGCACCTTTGTGATGTTCTTTTCTACATTGAAATAATACTTCATCTTTAATAGATTTTCCATTAGCTCAACCTGAACATAGTTTCTATTTCCTGCGGTAGTAGTATCCATTTCCATATTCTCAGCTACATCCATCCAGTGCTTCATATGTTTATACTTCTTTTGGTTATAGCAAGCTTCAGCCAGACCAAGATATATCATCTTATCATTCGGCCATTCCTCCATTGCTCCGTATAAAACCTTCTCAGCCCTATTATCTTCTCCTAGTTTACCGAAACAGCGTGAGATTATTGTATAACAAGTAGCTCTTTCTTCATCCCATCCAGATTTAGATAAATATTCTTCTCCTAACATAATACATTTACCAAGAGTTTCTTTATCATCCTCTTCTACATATATTTTCATTAGATATAGTATTGTTCTTGGATCTACCTTTCCATTTTTCCTTTCATCCTCTAATTCCAACTCTAACATCTCTTTATTTCTTTCCGTTCTAGCCTTATTAACTTCATAACTATCTCTAGTTGCATCTGTATGAAGTACCGCTATTTTTAATTTACTGTCATACTTATCCTTTACATACTTAACAGAAGAATATTTATACTTTTGTCCAGTATGTTCCATTAGTGTTTCATGTATTCTTCCTACCCACTTAACTCTTCCAGGCTTAATTAATCTTTCTCTCATGTGATCTAACTCTACCTTCTTTAAATTCTCAAGAGTTGGATCTCCTTTGAATAAACATCCATACCAATAAGATAAAAAGATAGTATCTAAACCCTGAGAATCAGCCATTTCACACGCAGACTTAATATACTTGGGTCCAACCATAACATCATCCGTATCTAACCACAGAATCCAATCTGTATCTTGAGATACCATAGCAAAGTTATGATTCCTCTGTTCTCCATAGTGTTTAGTCCATTTTAAATATGAGTAGTTGTAATTATTCTTATCACACCATTGTTCTATCTTTGAAACCTCTTTCCCATTTGCGGTAATATTTATCTCGTTTACATAGTCTTTTATACTAGCAACACACCTCTTTAACTTCTCTAATTCACTATCGTCTTTAATTATATTACAGAAAGCAATCTTCATACTTTATTTGTTACTTGGAATTCTGGAAAGATTTTCATTAATCTTATCCAGTATTTCCGATCCTGTTTATTTTTATAAAAGGCTTTAATCATTTTATCAACATAAACAGGGATTGAGGCAAGATTTCTGCCAGTATGTTTTCTAACTTGATCTCTAGTGCTTAGTTCTGATGTCTGATACCCCTTAATATTTTCTCTCCATTGTTCAAACTCTTTTGGGTATAGGTCTCCATATGATGCAACAACAACTCTTAATAATTTCTTTCCTGCCTCAGAAAATACATCATCTGGCTTTCCTAGTTGATACCATATCTTAGTTAAATATGCAGATAAATGTGTGGCTAATTTGTTGGGAACTTCGTAATCTTCGTTATTAATTTTAATTACTTGTGACATATATACATTATATCACAACAGTAAAAAAAAGACTCCCCTTTCGAGGAGTCTTTTGTGCCGTTATTACTTACTAGATTTTAAAGTCCAGTGTTATAACCTGTGCGTTTCACAGAAGCTCTTTGAGCATAAGATACAAGAGTAAACTCTGTAATGTAGATTCCGTTTTCACGATCTCCGTCTTTAGCTCTTTCTTCCCAGTGAGGTTCTCCTGTTCCGACTAAGTAAGCATACTCGAAAGTATCTTCTCTAAGTCCGTAAGCAGTGAGAGTTCCAGCGGTAGCTCTAACATCTTTGTGAGCAAGAATTTTGATTGTAGGACCAAGTTCTGAATCGTATACACGAACTTCATTAGTTAGTTTTTTATCAAAAGCATCCACATTTCTAGTTAGATTTGTTCCAAATTGGGCAACTCTACGCTTAATAACTGCAGGTGCGACTAACAGATCCATAACATAATCGTAACCAGCTTCATCATAGGAATCTTGAACCATATCATTAAGTTCAGTTTCCGTAAAGGAAGTACCAGAATTTCTGGCAGTTACATTAGTGGAAATACATTGGTCAATACCACTCATTCCTCTGGCAATACCAGATGAACCTGAAGCATAAGCTCCATTAATAGTAAGCCATTCCATGTCAGCCTTAAGTCTCTTAAGACCTTTTTCTTTTGCATCTCCCATAGCATCTGCACCGCTAACCATAGCGATGGATTTTCTCGTACGAGAAAGTCTAATAGGCTCATCAACAATAACAGTCCTGTTATTAGATCGAGTCTCAGATGGTAGATCACCATAAGTAGTAGTTGCTCCTTCAGCGGATGCAGTTACACTTGTTGGTCTAGCAGCGTTAAACAAATTCCATTCGTGAATAGTATTTGTTGCATTTGGCCCACTACCAAGATTAGATGTAAAGTATACATCTTCATTGGGTGAGACATCTTTTAAAATTGAAAGGAGAGATTCTCTCATTTCAATTTGTTCAGCATATTTTCCGAAAGCCATATTTTTATTTTCACCTTCTTTCTATATGAAAAAAGTTATTTCTATAATTTAGTAAAGGTGAAAGTTTGTTTTAAAACCCTGCTCTCCTTAACCTCTCCGCTAATGCTCCTCTAGATCCTTTTTGAGTCCCTTTAACAAGGTCATCTTGTTCAGATGAACTATATTGTCCAGGTCTCGTAGTAGGAGCTACAGTTTTTATCTGATTTTTATCATCAGCAATCTCTTTTTTTCGCTCTTCAGTCATATTTTCAACAGTCTTTTTAGGTGAGTAAAAATCTGAGACTTTTGCAGCCGCAGCCACAACATCTCTTGTTTTTCTTCCCTGAACAGACGATTGTCCAATAATTTCGTTTTTAACTAATTCGTAGAATCTTTCATCAAAGTCTCTACTCTTTGGATCAAGTTGAGGATACTTTTTATGAGCCTCTTTAAGTGATTGTTTTTCCTCAAAATTAACAAAGTTTTTCTCATTTTGAGTTAATCTTTGTTCCGCTTCTTTGGCTCTTTTCTCTGCTTCTTCAGCTCTGAAATTAGCATTACTTAAAGCGTTTTCAAGTGCATCAGGATTTATAAATCCATCTTTGTCGAATATCTCCTGCTTAATAGTATTGACTTCTTTTTGGTTCAATCCATCGTACTGTTTAGCATTCAATATCTTTTCAAAGATATTATTATTAGGTTTTAAAGGTGCGTTTGGTTTCTCTTCCAAACTTTCTAACACAGATTGTCGTTCCTTACGAGCCTTCTCATCTTCTAGAGCTTTTTTAAGTTCTTGATTACTCTCTTTGAGTTTATCAAATTCTTTTCTTGTTCTATCAGAAGCATCGGCTGGTAGCCCTTCTGCTGGTTTATCTTCTGTGGGCATTACAGATTGCTGTTCTCCTTCAGCATTAACTTGCCCATTATCATCAGACATATAAAATGTCCTTTCATTTAGTCGGTTTTATAATTTGCTCAGATTATAGTGGGAGCATCACACTACGACTGGAATATATTGTTTCAGTGTTTATGGGAGGTTTTCAAGTCCTATTTCCGCTTATTGTCCGCAAGTGCCTTTTGTATCTTTAACATTTCCCCTGCTGGTCCTGTCCAAACAGCCCCACATTGGCAACGAAGTTCTCCATGTTTAAAGTATGTCTTATTATGTAAGCATTTATCATGGTCTACTTTCGTTGCCTCCAAGACTGTATCGTATTTTTCTTTTTCTTCTTTTATTTGCCAAGCAAAATCAGAAAAATAATTTTTAGATTTCATATTTTGGCTTATCACTAGTTGCTTGTTTAATCTGCACAACTATATTATCTGCATATTTATCAGATAGTTCTATCATATTTATAATCTCAGCAAAGGCTTTAGCTCTACCATATGAAGCGTTATATGCGATTATAAATTCTTTCTCTGTCTTAAACTCTGTTGGGTCCACCCACTTGTTGTTCGAGGCTTTTTTCAGAACTGGGAGCAGGAATTCCCTGTACTCCTTGTTGTTCTTGAGTCGGCTGTAAGCCTGGAACTTGTCCAGCTCCGCCTGCAAGACCTTGATCTTCGATTCTTTCAAAGTATTTTTGACTGTCATTTAATCCTCCTTCATTTAAGGTTGAGACTAAGATATCTTTAATCTTTGGTCTATAACCTTCATTTTGTAACATTGCTTGAATATTCTCATTGGTAAGCATATTCATTGCCATCTGGCGAGATTGAATAAACTCATTAGCTGCTCCCATTTCCATAGATTTTACATCTACTATATAGTCAAAGCTACCCTCGAAATCATCTTCAGTAAGAATAACATCAGCTGTTTCTTCTTGGTCATCGACCTTCATCTTCTTTCTAATTATCATCTTGGAAACATCTGTTTCTTTTGGATTATCAATAATTGTATATTTAGGAACTCTACCAGCACTAAGCATATTTTCTAACTCTCTGTCTCCCACTTCTGGCATCTGTCCTACAAGATCTCCAATAAGTCTAGCATTTTCTTTTGGAAGAACCTCATCATCTAAACCATATTTTTGTAATTTCTCAAAGTTACTTTTACCCAATATCCTAAGAGTATATTGACTATTCTCTTCATTAGATAATAAAAACTGTCTATTATTACTTATCCACATAAGCATTACATCCCTAATAAAGTCAGATAATTCATTCTGGTTTCTCTGATCTCTAGCGTTCTGTTGCTTTGCTGATTGCTTGACTTCTGTTGCGGTTTTATCTGCTGAGAATTGATTAATATTTGAAACATTCTGGCTCATATCTCCCATAGCTGTATTGAATGCAGATACTAAAGCAGCATAAGTAGTTTGAAACCATCTTTGAGCTTCTCCATTACTTCTCATTTCTTCTACTGCATCTTGTCTATCAACTAACCATTGAGCTTCTGGACCATACTCTATTGTTTCAATCCTAACCTGACCATCTAATATTTTAAGTGGTGGTCTCATCTTTAATATCATTTCATCTAAATATCCACAGATAGTAGCTTGGATAGCTCTCCATAACGGAAGTACTGTTTCTATCTCTGATTCTCCCATTGGATCATCTTGTATAGGATAGTATCTTAGCTGAGCAATAGGTATTTTCTTATGGTCATAAGGATTTTTATTATTTCTGAGTAGAACATTATATTTAGGGGTAAAGCTATACCACTTATCTTCTCTAAATTCTGTAACTACTTCTAACATTGGAAAGCTCTTATCTGTTCCGATTCTATTTTCTAATCCTTTTAATTCTAATACTCTACTACTATATCTAATATCTTTTCTATCAGATTTATTATATTTTCCATTTACAATACTAGATTTTAATGTCCCTATATTTTTCCAAATAGACTTATCTCCCTTTAGTTTAGCGGCTTTATTCTCTGCTTCTAAATCTTCTATAAATCTCCATTGTCTTAATTGAAACCATTTAGCATCTCTTATATGAGTAGCATTCCAGTCCATTCCACAGTCTCTAATATCCAGTGGCATAAATTCATTCCCATAAGACCTTTTACTACTCTTTTTAATTTCATCCCTCCAATAAGCCATCGCAAATTTGGTTGCATACATACTTGTATCTTGAGAAGAGATAATGAGTTTCTCTTGCATTGTTCCGCCAAACTTAGCATTATCCCATTGATAGGAAATTAACTGATTTTGAATCTCTGCTTTTACAACATCGGTATCACTATCTACTGGAAGCACTTTTCCCTTCGGTTTTTTATTCAAAAGTCTTGCATCTTTCTCTATAATAGAGGTTCTAATCCTTGGATCTACTGTTTTTGACTCAAAAGGCCAGTCATCTGGTAGTTTTCCCCAGTAAGCATCAGTAACACTATTCCATCCACCCTTCCTAGTCCTTCTTTGGTCATTATCATCAGTCCACTTTTGATAGTGCGACTGTAATTCTGTCATTAATAGTAGTTCTTTAACACTTGGTTCTGTTTTTTTAGGCATATCTTCCTTATAATTTGGTTATATTCGCACTTTATATTAGTTTTTAATAGGTTTTCAATACTAATAACCACTTTTTCTACATATTTTAATCAAATCTTGGTAGTTTTTAATAAATTCTCTATTATTTTTGTATATATTTTCACAAATTGCACATATTCTAACAAACTCTCGTAAGTTTTCTTTATCTATACAAAACATATATGCTGGTAATTCTGCTGGTTGAGCCTTACCGCACGCTTGACAATACCAATCTCCACCTTCTTTAATCAGTCCATGGGTAGCTCCTCCGTATTTACTCCACCCATACATCATTTTTGTTATTTTGATAGCGATTATCTTATTCCCCATCTTTTTTTCCTTCTAACATTTCTGCCAATAATATAAGTATTACTAGTCGGATTAGGTTTTATTTCAGTTTGGTATAACTGATAAGCTATTCCTAGAGACATAACCAAATCATCGTGGGCATTCTCTTCTGCTTGGGCCCTCCAAGAACTAGAAGTCTGTACTACTATAAAGGCAAAAAGTTCTTCTATTGTGTCTTTGTCATAAACTTTAATTAGCTTTTTATCTATGGCTTGTTTTAAGTCTTGAAGTAGCTTCGGCCTAGTAGCAGAATTAGTATTCCATCCTAACATCTTTGGCATTGCGTTTTTTATATTACCTACTGGAGTTGGTTGATATAAGTTAAATTTATGTTTCCTATTAAGAGAGGCTAATCTTTCAAATTCATATACACCTCCATTATTCCGCTCATAAGCTACTACTGGCTTTACTCCAGTAATATCAAATATCTTTTCTAGGGAATTTAGAATAATTGGAGTTAGATTAGTTATTGTTTGCTTGTCATGAAGTACCAAAGGAACATCCAAGCCATCTGCAGAAAAATACTGAGCTGCACAATAGTCTCCACCTCCTGCACTTGTATCTACTCCTACTAAAATAAATTCTCCTGGTTTAAAATCCCTAAATTGCCTAAACATTATTTAATCCTTTCTGCATATTCAAACCGAATGGGTTTTTTTAAAACTTCTTCTAAGTAATATTTAATAGATACCTTATCAAAGTAACATTCTCCCGAAGCAATAAATGCTTCTATTGGCTCTTCTGGATATTCTTGGTAAAAGGTTTCTGCTAATTCATCTCTCTTAATATCTAAAAACTTCTGGTCATAAAATTCAGTTGCTCCATAGAATAATGGCTTAAATCCAGTAAGACCATTTTCACTTCTAGTCCAGAACCCCTTGAAATCATTAAATCCATTTGCTGTAGTTTCTATAATTGCTCTACCACCTGGAACAACTGCCTGTAATGCACCAGCTAGTAATCTTGGCATATTAGGATAGAACGCCGCTTCTGACATATGTAAATTAGTAATTGTCTTTGATCTTCCAAACTCGTGTCTTTGGGCAGTTCCAATAGAATACCTACTCTTCATAGCTTCATTATATATCTCGTACTTTGATTCATACTTCATTGGAATTTTCGTTTTTGTAGCTTCTTCAAAACACTCTATATAAAACTTAACTCTATCTAGTAGTTCTGTAGCGTTTTCCTTTTCATCCGCAACAATTACATTTCTGATATTCGGTTTCATTAAAAAGTCTACTGTGAAAGCTGCCAATATAACTGAAGAGAATCCCATCTGCCTAGCTTTTAGAATAATGTCTTTTGTACCACTGGAATCCTCGTTTAAGTACCTTGATTGAATCTTGTTTAAGGTAAATGGCAATATCTCTCGCTTTTTGGTGATAATTTTGAAATACTTTTCTATAAATTTCTGATATCCAGATTTAAATGGCATGCTTATATTGTATCATTATTTTTGTGATATAATATATGTATATGATAAAACTTAAACTGATTCTCTCTCTTTCGCTTATTATTATTTCCTTTTTTGCTGGATGTTTCTATACTAGCAATAAAATAAATAGACTTGGTTACCTCGATACTGGGGTTGCTTGTTTGGTGCTTGACAAATAAAAGGAAAAGATATTAAATATTACTATAAATAAGTTAGGGTAAAACTATTGTCACATTCTTATCTTGGGCCCTAACTCCCTTGTAAGATAAGAAGTTGAGAGTAGTTTTTTTATGAATAAAATCCTTTTGACAACCATCTTCACATTGACTATGCTAGTATCAGCATTAATATCACCAGCCGTAAGAATAAAAGATAAAATGATAACCTGCACAATAAACAACTACCAATCACAACTAACAATCTCCGAATGTAAAAAATCAGTTTTTAGAAATATGCACCTTAATCAGGTGTTTTTTAATGCCTCAAAGGCAAGGTGACCAAAGACTTGTTGGTAGTCTCTCTGCACCTAGTGAAAGTAAAACACTATAACGAACGACAGGGATAAACCAAACGCGAGGAACCTTCATAATGACGGAATTGCGAAATAAAGGGGGACAGTTTAAATAGCTCCCTAACCTTAAAAAACCGAATGAGAGAGTCGCTTCAGAATGAACCAGAAGATAGAACTCATTTGCCTGTTTAAACTGTAGGTAGTCCGAGAGACAACGGAAACAACTACCAAAACCCCATGGGGGGGTAGGGGGGGTAATTATCCTTTTATTACAAACACCCCAAATAGAACGCAAGTTTCTTAACTTCAGGAATTAAAATAAATTAAATAATACCTTTCGAGCGAAAGTAAACTTGAGCGAAGAACAGCGAGTGTAATCACGAGATGTAAAAAAAAGACCCTAAAAAAAATATATTATAAAAATTGGAGTGCTAGTACCAGAAAATTAAGATTTTCAGGAGAGGAAATGTGTTAAAAGTATGTGTCATATCTCTAAAAATAGAAGAAGAGTATGTGTTAGTTCTCCTCTTCTCTCTTACCTAAAGAAGCTAACATCCACTAAAAAGGGTAGGTAGGTATCCCGGTATCCTTATTGATTGATATACAAGGATAAAAGGGTTAAAATCAAGTAAGAAGCTTTAATAAGTTCTTACAAATCAAAGTCTTTGTTAATCTTCTCTAACTTATTCAATACATTAACTTGTACACTAGTAGTATCTTCCTTAGGTTTAACTATCCCAGCTCTATCTAATATATCCTGACTAGCTTGTAATTGTACTGATTCACTCTTTGCATTATCAATTAAATCCTTCACCTTATTAACTGCCTTAGGACTCGTTAATACTATCTTCCTCCTCATATCTTCCTTTACACTATCAACAAAGCTATCAACACCTTTCTTAATTTGTGGATACTGGCTCAACCTTTTATATAAAGCTGCTTCACTTATTCCTAAACTCTTTGCTGCAGCTCTTTTCGTTGATGTATTAACTAATGCTTGTATACTTTCATTAATCAACCTTAGCTTTGAGTTACTTAGGTGCTTCTTTGACACTTTCTGTAGTTCTTTTATCTCTTTATTGTTGGTTTTGTGTTGTATCTGTGCTGATTCTAGGTTATTTATTAACATAATCAACATTATACATTATTAATATAATACATTCTACACTTACAGCGGTGAGTACACAGTATTCCAATATATTAATTAATAATAGAATAAGTTTATTTATCTTCCATTCTATTAGAACAAGCCTTTTATTTCAGCACTTTCTCCGCAAAACAAACTACCTCTGTTAATGGGTATTGAATTAGTCTTGTATAGCTATTGACACACTAGTATAGTAATGATATAGTAGTTATAGATTAATAAATCAAGGATACCTATGTTACTTAATAGACTAGCTAAACAGAACTTTCCAATACTCTACCCTTACTTATCATTCTGGGTACTGATAGCCGATATTCTAATAGCAATACAGGTTTATCAATTTATATATAGGTTTTTAAATTAATAAATTAAAAGAACTATTAATATAAAACTTAATAGCAAACAGATGAAAGTAAACGAAATAATAACAAACCAAATTATTGAGAGCCTAGAAAAAACAGGTAAATGGGTTAAGAATTGGGAATCACTGACTAATATCAATGCAGTATCTAAAAAGTCTTATTCGGGAGTTAATACGCTATTATTAGCTATCAGTAAGGAAAAAAACAATTTTGAAAGTAAATACTGGTTAACTTATAAACAAGCGATAAAACTAAAGGGAACAGTTAAAAAGGGGAGTAAGTCAACG